CAGACCGCCGGACTGAATCTGAACCACGATCGAGTTAAACTTTCCATCCTGCCAGTCTTTCAGTTCATTTGCCGAACCCGACAGCTCCGCACAGGACCTCCCGGCCTTCTCGAAAGTTTTCTTGATCGTCGCGATGTCGTGCCGAAATCTCGCAAACACCGTGATCGGTTCTTCAATCTCAATATCCTCAATGATGTCTGCCAGAAGATCTGCCTTGGAAGTGTCGATCTCGACTTCCTCTTTCTCGTCGGTTCTCACATATCCCGAAGTGACTTGTTGAAGTCTAAGAAGTCTAGTGAGTGCGTTCGCTGCCGTGACCTCACCCTTGTCTACATCAGTCCAGAAAATCTCTTCCAGTTCCCGATACACTTTCATCGCTTTAGGTGTCAGTTCGGCCTTTCGGTAGATGTCAATGTACTCGGGCAGCTCGATCACGGACTTGTCGGCTTTGTATGCGATCGAGTAAAACTTTCTGTTCATCTCATCCTCGTTCGCCCATCCGATGATCTCGTGACCCTGAAAGCCTCCCATAATCGCGTATCTCTTCTTGAACGCCACAAACGAAGTACCGAAGATCCCGGAATCAAGGAACCTGTACTGAGAATAAATATCCATAGGACTGTGGGGCATGGGTGTTCCGGTCAAGGCCAACCTGTACTTCGCGGTACGACCGAGCCTGGCCGCGAACTTCCCGACCTGAGATCCGGGGGTCTTGATCCTGTGCGACTCGTCGAGAATCACGAGATCGAACTCCTGCTTCATCGCCCAATCACCGAATGGCTTGCGCCACGCTGATTCGTAATTGATAATCACGATCGCTTGCTGCCCCTTAATTTGTGCAATTTGCAAGAACTCTTTCGCCTTGATCGTCTTCTTCTCTACAGTGCCTTTCTCGGATGTAAGATCAAGGCAAACAATATCCCGGGTCGATGGACTGTGAATCTTGAATTGATCGGGCCAGACTGCTCCGACACTTTTCGGGCAAAGAATCAAAGTCTGTTTGTGGTTGCGATTGACTACCAGGTCCACGGCAACCTTTGACTTTCCGGTCCCCATACTCATTGCCAGCATCGCGGCCCTGAGATCCTTCGCGAACCAGAACGCCTGCTTCTGGTGTCTCCACGCCTTCGTGAATGAAACAGGCACATCAGGAAGATCAATCGCATCTTTCAGGGATTGATTCCTAGCCACCGCATCGGCTGCGTTGAGAAGGTTCATGAAGTCGAGATCATATGAAAGATCTTTGAAAGTTTCACTGATTCGTTTAGCCGTGGCGGGGGTGGCCGGATAGATCCATCTTCTAAGTCCCGGACTCCATCTGCCGCCAGGAATTGACTTGCAATTCTGATATTCTGAATAGTTTGTTGCAAGTCCTATTTTTCCGTCTTTAACAATAACGTTGCTCATGAGATCACCTCTGTGCTATACTTTTGTTGAACTCTTACATAGACCGCTTTCCAGAGCGGCCTTTTTCATACATGAATGTGTGGTCGATAAATGCTTTGTAGGTCCTCAAGCTCTTCGGCCTTGAGAGACAGAAGCTCCATATATGTTGCTTTCTCGATCGGATCACTGGTGGCTTCTTCTCTCTCGATGAGGTCCTGGATCTCTTCTCGAAGCTCCTCAATCTCCTGCCATATGGTCTTCATACCGCAACACTCGAAGGCTTCCCGCTGGTTCGGTAGAGATTACCGTTGATATACCAGTGAACGTTGATACCTTCATTCACGGCATTCTGATATACCGTCATAGCTTCCTGGGCCGAGTAACCTTCATAGAGCGGATATTCATAGCTGATTACCTCATGCTTCATCATCTCTTCCTCCTTAAGTAAGGCGGCGAGGCCGCGGCCGCCTACCTCCTACCGCCTTCTGGACACAATCTAATGCCCGGGAGCTCATCACGAACCCGGGCTACCTAAACATGGAGGCTTTCACCTACCTTTCATATGGGATTTTTGGTGCTCAGCATTTATTTTCACTTTCTCCTTTGAAAAAGACTGGCGGTGTGGCTACCGCCAGTGAAAGGGGGGTTCCAGTAGCGAAAATCAGTTTTCTTTTCTCAGCAGTCCATCAAGACTAGACACAATGCCCTTGAGCCGTTCTTCCGTGAACAGCTTGACTGTTCCGGTTTTTATGTCTGGCTTGATTTTATACTGATTAATAAGTCTGCTAAGCAGGTCATAATCATACTTATGCCGCCTGCAAAACTCTGAGATGCTCATATAGCTTTTGCTTTCTACCATCTCTATCACTCCTCTCTTGTTTATTTTCAATAAAAAAGGGCACTCAACCGAGTGCCCTGCAATAAAAAAACGGGATACCCTCGGTTCAGCGTCCTTTTGGTACTTATAGTCACACATCAGTCGCTAGGGAACCTCGTCCTCGCTCGTCCTTTTGGATGCGCCCGAACCTGATATGTGTATGTCAAAGATCGTTACAAGTCAATTCTAGTCAGTTGCGTCAAGTAATGCAAAGTTACTGGCAGGCGACTAGGCACAACTAGACGTGATTAGACATCTAGTTCTATATGTTTTCGCCTGATTGCGCCTAGTTGCGTATAGTTACGCATAGATTTCTAACAATCGAGGATCTTCGCTTGAACTGGGAGCGAATGAAACGAGAATTTCTGGAAGGTGACGAGAAGAAAAAAGAAGAGATACTTCGACAGACTATACAGAAAGTTCAGGTCTTCCACGAGTATGTGAAAATCCTGCCTAAATGAAAAACCTCTCTACCGAGAGACTCTTCATCGTACTTTAGGTATTACATGGGGTTTTGAGACTGGCAGCCCCACGGCACAGACACCCAAAATACTAGGCTAGGGCGTATTCCGATGGAGTTATCCAAAATTAGCCGTTATTTGCCCCGTGGTTGAAAGTTTATTTTTCCGAAGGTGATTGCACGTTATCACATAGGAAAACTAAACTGGGGCTATTCTGTGGGGAGAAATATACGCTTCCTTTGCAGCGAGTTATTTTATTGGAAAAATGAACCCACGGATATTTAGCGTCCGAAAATTCGTGGGTTGAATTTCGATTTTGCTGTGGTATATTTGAGATGAATCATACGGAAGGAACTGCTTGTTTTTACTGACGAGTCATCCATCGAAGTACCGGCCTTCACTGTTGACAGCAGTGGAGGTCTTTCTTTTGGCGAAAAGAAACCTCCCCGAAGGGAGGCCAGAAAATCTGCAAAGTTTCAGAAAGTGACCCTGATATGTACGTCTGGTACGCAGTTTTCGTCGAGTTTGTCAGTGTTGCTTAGTTCCCAATATTCCTCGTAGTGTATTGTATCTGTGTCGTCAAGTTTCCAAGCTGAGGCTACGAAGTATCCAGGCTCAAGTTCGTTTCTCATCTTTTTCACCAGAAGTGGATTTTCTCCTTTGTGGCACTTGTCTACCAACTGAGCCGCCCTTTCTGAATACTCTTTCTTGAACTCTTCGAAACTCATGACATCCTTAGCCATTTCCTTCCCCTCCTCCACATACTTATCGAACGCTCTCTTGATTATTGCTGTCACGCTATCATCTCTGTCTATCGCAGTCTTCTTGACTTTCTTATATAGTTCAGCGCCGACTCTGACGCTGATAAGAACTGATTTTTCCTTCATCTCAGCCTCCCCTTTTCCATCATGTACTTTTTCGCTCTCTCGAGTGCTTCTTCTTTATCCTGAAAGCGAACGTAATAAACCTTTACACCCTTACGTTCGATTTCATGTATTTCCTCCGCCGTGAAAAGCGCTCTTTCTCTCTGAGTAATCACGAATTCATAACCATCGTCCTCTATATCGATAACCGTGAAATCCTTTCCGAGCTTCACTGTGATTTCGAATTCGTCTTCTTCAACTTCGAAATTCTTCATCTTCATCTGCTTCTCGCAAACGCTTTCATCTTTATGTGCTGATTCTGACTTTTCAGATTCTGAAGTAATAACGGTTTTCACTGTTACGTCCTTTCCGTCTAGCGCTCCTTCAAAAGTGAATATCTCTTCGTTCTTCTGACTCTCTACCCCGTTTAGAATCCACTTACCTGAGGAAATGTCAATAAATATCTTTTCTCCTAAGCAGTTAAGATAAACTCTTTTCTTTCCGTATCCTTCCCAGTAGTTAACCCCATCTGTATAAACCTCTCCGCCGAACCTTACTTCCGTTATCTTCCTCTTAATTATCTTCTTCATCCTCTTCCCCTCCTTCGCTTTCAATAATAGTATATCAGGCTGTAATGCTGTACACAATAACGACTAAGTAAACCATATGTAACGAATAGATACATATGATAAGCAAAAAGAAAAGCCCCCATTTCTGGGGGCCTGTGGAGAAAGGAGGTGGTCGGGTCGATTAAAAGCGGATTTCAAAGCCTATGAAGATTCCGGGCCATTCTTTCTTGAAGAATGTTTCCCAGTCCTTCGTGAGTCCT